CCTAGGATGATTCAATTTGCCCCTCCGGCAGTCAACGTAGAGTTGGCCCAACACCTTGGCCCTGCAGAACACCAGTTTCTGCTAGGACGTGGTGCTGGACCAACAGGGTTACCTGACTGCAGTAAGGGTATGAACAACCTACAAAAGGCTGACACGTGGATGAGAAAGAGGTCTGCCTTCAGCAAACCTGCTTGTCTCTTAGGTGATTTCAGTAAATTTGACTCTCATGTTCATACTCACGTACTAGCACTCGAACACTCCTTTTGGAAGATGGTTACACACATAGATCCTCGACATCTTGATAGACAGCTTATTAATAGCGTCTCAGCCGCTGGCATGAGATGGCGTGCTGTTGGTACCAGGATGTCGGGAACCTATAATACGGGAGGTGGCAATAGTGTTATCAACATCATGATTATGCGCACCATAGCGAGACTAACTGGTATTACCATTGAGACTCTCTGTGATGGGGATGATTCACTTGTTTTTATGCAAGATGATGATGTTAATGCTTTTGCCACCTGTTGTAGTGTCGTCATTCCAAGGGTGTTCGGCATGAAGTGGGAATTTGAAGTTTCACTTTATGAGCATCAGGAGGAGTACTGTCACGCAGCGGTAAGCTATCGGCCAGACGGCACACCAGGTCTAATTGTAGACCCGGTGCGCGCACTGGCCCGCGCGGCGGCAGTGGTCAATAAGACGGGAGGCAAGCTGATGGGTAAGCAGCTGGTGGCCTCTCTGGTGGGTTTATATTGTTCCTTTCCCAACCATCCAGTAATTTCCATCATTTCCTATAACATCCTCCGCAGAGTAGGTGCGGTCAGGGATGATGGTCTCGTAACTGCTCGTTTAATTCTTCCTGACAATGAATTTTTAAAAGAGCAGTTCCGGGTCAACACTAAGGATTACTGTGACCAAGATAACAATATTACGCTCCCCCCCTTGTTCCGCACAATAGACGAGGGTACCCGTGTAGACGTGGCAAGGTGTTTCAACTTGCCCGTTGCTGAACAACTTATATTAGAGGAATCCTTTGATAAGGACTTAGTTCTTAACCCTAGTATGAGATTTGAAAACATAAGACCATCAGTAATTGCTGAGAAGGAGAGATTGGAGCTTCTCCCGAC